AACCGCTCGAGGTTGGCCAACGCCGGCGACATCATTTTTGTTGTTTGGGCAAACTCCTGGAAGCGCTCGACGATCATGCTTTCGGTGAACCCGGCGCGCAACAGCGACGGCTTGAAGAAGTCCCAGTTCCAAGGGTCATAGGCCACCCGCTGAATATTGTACTGACGAAACAAGTCGCGCAGCGCATGGGCGACATAATCGTAATCAATCGTGCGACCGGGTGTGAGCTGCAGATGACCTTGCCGGTACCAAACATCGTAGGGGGCGTGGTCGGCCGCGGCCTTCTCGACGAGCCCGTCCTGCGGCAGCCAAAAGCGGCAGTGGCTATGCCACCTGTCACCCTTCTTGCCGACCAAGACAAAGGCGCTCAAATCGTTGACGGAGCTCAAATCGATCCCGCCGAACAATACCGGCAACTCATTGAGCGGTGCGACCGGGCCATGGCAGGCATCCCAAACACTCGGTGAGACGAACGGGTTTGCCTCCTGAATCCGCTGGTTCAAGGTGTAGCGGCGATACGACGCTTCGCGCGCTGGCAGCCTGCGAGCGGCGGCGGCCATGGCCAGGATCTCCTCCTGGTTCATGAACAAGTCGAAGCTCGGATTCGCCAGCCTAATGGTTGCCTCGGCAAACGGATCGATGTCCTTGGGCGCGCTGTAGAGGCTAACGAGGGTGTGCGGATCGTGACCGGCGAATCCATCGTCGATCAACGCGCTCAACAAATCGCTGTCAGCGGCACTTTGCGTCGAGATGATGACAGTCAACGGATCGCGCTGGGCACCGGTCGCCAACTCGAGTGCTTCGTACAAATCCGAGTGCGGACCGACAACCTGGCCCAATTCGTCACAGATGTGCAGGCCCGGGTTCAGGCCTTGCGCCGTGTGGGCTTCGGAAGAAAGGGCCTTGTACTCGATCCCTAGCTCGTCATAGCGCAGGATCTTGCTCGATTCCTTGATTGAGATGATTTGGCGCAGGTCGGGATTCCACAGCACCATCTTGCGGGCCTGATCGAACGTCAGCGCGGCTTGATCGCGGCTTTGCCCGCTGCTGTACAGCCTCGTATTCGGCCGATTGCGCGCGGACGGGCCGCAGAGGTGATTGAGCAGCAACGCCCCGCAGAGCGTCGTCTTGGCGTTTTTCCTCGCGGTTGAAATGATGGCGCGGCGGGTGCCGATCGGATCGTCGTAGATGCGATGAATCTCCTGCTTCTGCCACGGCGCCAGAATCAGCGGCTGCCCGGCATGCGGGCCGTCCGGGACGCGTAGGAACTTCTCAACGAAGCCGATGACCTCCCGGCCGGTCGGGCGCTTGTCCGGGGACTTGGTATTCCCAACTCCTGACGTGCGGTGCTGCTGGCCGCGCCTAGCCATCGGAAGCCTCCCATGGCCGCACGCGCGGTACCTGCGCAATCTGTCGTGACGCGCCACGTGGAACCATGCGGGCACGTGGGGTTGCTCTCAAGACTCCGAGCAAATGCGAAAGACTTTTACCGGCGGCGGCGTGCTGGGCCGCCAGAGCACCAATTGCGTCGGTGTCCGGATGCTCTTGGGCGCGGAGAGCGCGCAGCTTCGCTTCCTGACCCTCGCAAACGGCCGCCTGCGCGACCGCCCGGACCAGGATCTGCTGGGCGGCGGCATCGAGCCAGGTCGGCGGCAAAGCGCCGACGATCGCCCGCCAGATACGCTCCTCAATGGCATCGAGCTCGGCCGGCGGTGCCGGTCGCTCGCCAGGGAGGACAGGCGGCACCACCGCCAGCGAGATCCCAGATTTACGGCCACGCGCCATCGAGGATGCTCTTGCGTCAACTGCCGCGGACTTGGCTTCGATTTGAAAGCTCCTAGCCGAGACACCTTCAAATCGGCACACGAATCCCGTTTGCCGGTATAACCTGTCTGGAGGTGTTTAGCACCGCTCGAATTCGTGCCGATTAGGCTCACGAAACTGCATCCGCGGTCCGGTCTTGGGTCACTCCCCGGATTCTGAGTATCCCCCCGCCCCGCCGCATAATTTCGGCTGAGATCGTACGGCGCGGCGCCCGCCACTCCCCCGAGGATCGCGCGAATTTTTCAAGATTTTTCCCAAAGCTCCTCTTCGAGCGTGCGGGGTAGAGTTAACCCGCAGCTTAAGGCACCCACGCTCCCTTAAGCTATCAATCGGCACCCCTTGAGCAGCCGATCGGGGTCCTAAAGAGGTGCCGTCAAAAGGACCCACGACCGGCGCTAAACGCTGACTAGTCTAAGCCATCAGCCAGCGTCGACCTCACAGTACGAAACGCCACAGCTTTAGTGCAACAACGCGCCCGGATCCGCCGCGCGCTCGAGAACGGCGAGCTCGACGTCTAGGTGCTGCCGGTGCTCTTTCGCGATATCAACGAGATCGGCCTGCAGGAGAGCGAGCTCAGCCTCCAATTCGGCGCGGAACTGCTTACGGGCTCGTACCTGGGCGCGACGAAAGCCGAGACGATAGGCACGCTGGAGAGGGTGTAGCCGGCGCATCGAAGGCCTCCAGGACCTCGGCAACAGAGCACGAGGGACAGTCAGCCGTCTACCTGAAGGACAGCCCTCGTTCGATTAAGATATCGAATCAGTGCCGGCGCCCCTTCGAGCGTGCCCTAAGCGGGCATGGAACTCACTCGGATCCCTCGCTCGCATGTTTGTATACCCCTATATGTGTCCACCGTGTTTCCTCGCTTAAGTTAGCCTCAGGATCAGGGTCATTCTTTCTTTACTACATACAACACACACACAAACACACACACTACACTTAATATAGATAGAATGGGCATTTTCGAAAATTTTCGACCAATCAGACAAGCTTTCATAATGCCTTCATGCAGACGCAAAAAATCCTACAACTTTTCGATTTTAGCTCCCTGCTAATCAGCGCTGTGCATGTTTTTTCGCCCGTGTATGAGCTATTCCACCAGCTTCTGTGTGCAGATCAATTCTCCATTTCTGCTCGAGATAACCAGTCTGAACAAGCTGGGCGACCATGTCGCGAACTTCGGCAGCTTTGAGCGCACATCGAATGTGCTGTTGGAACCCTCTCACGGTAGCTGGCTTGCTTTCCAGATTCCGGGCACGGACGTAGCTAAGCAACCGGTTGATCCAGCGAATACGCTCGTTAGTTGGAATTACACCTCCGGCACCGAGATACGCCTGTCTTGCCGAAATCTCGGCAATTCTGGTGCCCCATCGAATGTCCTCGAAGGTGATCTTTGCCTCCCGAAACCCCTGCCCGGCCGCACGAATAGTAGCGAGCCGCACAGCGGTCTCGACCGTGCGCGCGAAGAACGGATAGAGCGTCGGGTCTTGATCGATCCGATCATCGATTGCGTGAGCAAAATCGAGATATTGCTGCTCTGCCGTTTTGTCCGCCCATGGCAATTGCGTTACCTGTTGCGGAACGAGGCGTCCGATGTCGATGAGCTCGGCATCGGTGCCATACCAGTGGTAGAGCTGCCGGCATCTCATCGCGAGATCGGCCGGTACTTCTTTGGTTGGAAGCTGCGGATTTGTGTCCCAACAGCGCATGTTCGAGCGCAGCACCAGAAATCGATTGAGTAAGCCGTTCTCGATCGCCTCGCCTTGTAATGCCTGGAACAGCTCGTCGGGCGTGCTGGTGCCGAAGAAGCTCAAAGCCGGCGAATGAATTTGTTCCCCTATACGATCGGCCCATTCAGGCATGGCTGCAATCGTGAACGATGTGCCCCACAGGGTGCGCATGACCTTGGTCACCTCGCGCTCGTGTCCGGAAGCACCCTTGGCCTGGAGCTTGGCGAGGTAGGCCCCGAACTCGTCCGCGCAGCACAGCGACAACGGCCGGCGCGAGATAAAATTGCACAGCGCCGATGCCGACATGAAGCTGCCAGGACCAAAGTGCGCCTGTGCGTCGGCCGCAGTCAGTAGTGCGATGATACAATCGATTGGATGCTGCTTACCGGCACCGGTCGGCGCAGCAATGACGACATAGAGATGAGTCGCCGACCACGTCGGTCCTGCCACACGACGCCCAATTAGCGTGCCGACCAGCGGGATCGCCGCTGCCAGGGCAAGCACGCGATTGGGCCGCCGTGCCGTGGCCACGATCCACTCGGTCACCTCACCTACCACGCCTGGCACGTCGTGCGTGTAAGGCTCGAGCTCGTCGATTGCCGTTTTCTTCTCGGGTTCCGCCGGCTCCGTGGCGGGCCCTTTCTCGGCCGCTGGCGCTTTCGCCACGATAGGCGCTTCTGAGACAGGTTCAGATGTCGCTTGTTCTGGGCTTTCGGTCCAAGCCTCTCCGGCCCAGCCAGTAGCCTGACTAAGGAATTTGAACGCGGTATCGAGGTCGCAGTCGCTGGCCGCCATCACCAGATCGAGCGGTGTGTAGGTAAAACCGGCACCGCCGTTGCGGCCGTCACCGAAGTCCTTGATGCCCTTAGGCACGATGGAGAGATTACGGGCCCGCTGCTCGAGCTCGCGACCGCTCGAGGACTCGCGCCAGTGCGCGACCGCTTCATAGCCCCCGCGTGCGGGCCGGCACTTATAGAGACGAAGTCTGGGCACCCAGCGGGGGAGATGCGCCAAGGCGAAGTTGTTGAGCTGGCGGTGCGGACTGGCATCGTCAGTATCGCCTAGGTCACCACTAGCTGGTCGCGAAGCCTCAGCCTGCCAGCCGAAGGTTTGCAGCACGGCGTCGATCTGCTCAAGCATGTCCGCGGACACACGCGGCAATTCCTCCGGCTTGAACGCCTCGAGTGGCTGCTCGAGCCAGCGATAGGGCGCCCCATCAGGATGGATTGTCGGCGGCAGCACGGTCTGCCGGCCATCGGCGATGAGGTCGCAGATGCGCTTGCCACCAATGGTCCAGGACCGCGAGGCTGTGATATCGGGGCCATAGTAGAACGCCGTCTCGCCCTTGGCGCCGACCTTTCGCACCGGCGTCTTGGGCAGCACGTTCATCAGCGCGGTCTTGATCGCACAATCGTCGGTATCGGTGTCGAAGGCGATCAGCCCATGCGAGGCGCGCCCGCCAACGACGCCGACACCAGTCTCGCCGTTGCTCCATAGCTTGTGGTCGCGTTCGCTCGGAATTTTATTTAGAAAGCGGCGCTGCCACGCCGGCAACGGCATCCATAATCCGGCGCAGAAGAAGCCTGGCGCCTTGGTGCCGAGCATGATCGGCACCGCGGCATAGCCGCGCTGAATTAATATTTCGCCGCATTGCGCATACGCACCCATCACCGCCTCCTCGCCTTGTGCTGCCGCTGGCTCGGGTTCGAATTTGGGTTCGATCTTGGATTCGATTTCGAGTTCCGGTTCAGGTTCGGGGATAGGGGTCGGTTCGAGTTCAGTGGTCGCCGCAGGCACAGACACCGATACAGGCGCAGGGGCTGCTTCACCGTGCAGTTCCTCCCAGGTGTGCTTGGCGTCACCCCAGTTGCGGCCGTACTTGAGATCGCAGCGCATGGGGACTTTGAGTTCAACAGCCTCGACACAGAGTTGCGCCACCATCTCCGCCTGCTCGCGTGTCGCCACCGAGCAATCGAGACAGTCATGCATTTGCAAGAGCGGGACGACGCCTTCACGCCAGCAGGCGTGCATCCAGAGCTTGGTGTGGATTGCCGCCGTACCTTGAATGAGGGCGTTCAGTGCATCTTTGATGCCGGCACGATAGAGCTGCTTGTTTTTAATCTTGGACCATTTGTGTTTTGGATCGGCGAGCCGGCGTTCGGCTTCTTCGTGATCACAAGGCCCAGCGCCTTTTGACCATTTTCCAGCTGGGACCCACAAATTGAAATGACGGCGAGCTCCGTTATGGAGCGTGATGTGGCCCTGCTGTCGGGCGATACGCTCATAAGCCTTGCTGAGCGCGCGCAGGAACGGCAGCGCACGATTGTACTGGCCATAGATTTTTTGCGCTTCTTTGAGCGAGCGGCCGAGTTTTTTGGCGGTTGTGCGAATGCCCATGCCATAGATGAAACCAAAGTTGAATGTCTTCGCGTCTGGCCGATCAATACCAGCCATCAGTGCCGCAAAAAGATGAAAATCGGTATCCGGATCGTCGTGATAGCGCTGTAGCGCGAGCTCCGCACCGGGCATGTTGTGAAGCGCCGCATAGTGCACGGCGATGCGGAATTCCTGCTGCGATGCATCCGGCTTGGCCCATATCTCGCCTTCGTCCGGTAAGAACAGGCCGCGGATGATCGGTGCAAGCTCTTCGTCGCGCGCCGTCATCAGTTGTAATGGCGGGTCGGAATACGAGAACCGAAACGACTTCGCACCGTGGTCCTCGGTTTTGAATGGATGGATTTCAGCGTGGATACGACCGTTGACGATGTGCCCAAGAATGAATTTGTCGACGAACAGATCGCCGACACGGTGATACTTTCCCGCCTCGCGGATTAACTGTGGCAGCCAATGCGGATGCCCTTCCGTCCAGTCCTTGGCGAAGCTCGGATTGCCTTTTTCGTTTCTCGGGTACGCCACTCCTTCGCGATCGCAGACCTCCACTTTCCAATCGTTTTGGTTTAGCTCGTCCATGCTCACCGGCATGCCAAGCTTGTCCGATAGCTGATTGAGCGCCGCATCGCGTTTGCCGAGCAAGAAATCGCGAGCTCGCTCCGCCGCCGGAATATCGATGCGGATTCCGCGCAGCTGCATCTCGATGATCAGCGGCACTAAATTGCATTCCAGCCGGTAAGCGGCGCGAGTGTTTTCCTGGTCGAGGATCGGATCGAAGAGCTCGTACGTCAGCAAAGTGTTGATGGCGTCGGTCACAGCGTATGGCGCGACATATTTTGCCGGTAGCTGCCAGAGATAATTCTGCGGGCGGAATTTCTTGCGCTTGTTGGCAATCAGGTCCAGCGCGAGACAACCTTCTTTCAGCAAGCGCTCGTCCTTGCCGGGTAGGCCGCAGGACCTGGCTAGCGCATCGAGTCCATAGCCGTGGCGGTTTTCGTTGGTCAGGGTGGCGAGCGCACCCAATTCCTCGAGCCGTTCGCCTGACGGCACGCGGATGCCGGCCTCGGCACGAAACCAGCCCCAATCGAACGGTCCGTTGTGAGTGATGAAGCTGAGCTCGGAAGCAACGTGATCCTTGAGCCATGCATAG